GTTGAGGTTACCCAGGAGCAAAACTCATCCCAGGTAGACCTCTGTTGTTGTTGAAGTACAGCGGTCATTAAAAGTGCGGGGTTGTTGTTGTCGTTTAGGGTATGTATTTGAGCACTTTAATGAAGCCCTCCCAAGGCTCACGTCCAGTGGAGGGCTGTATTAAATATCAGAAGTTGTACTTGGCTCCGAGCTTGGTTCCTACACCAAGTTCATCACCAGTGACAAACGAAAGCTCTCCATATACGGAAAGAGCATCGCTGACACTGATGGAACCACCTGCTTTTCCAGACAGCTCCACTTCATTTCCATCAGAGGTCGAGACAAGAAGAGGACCTCCCTGCACATACCAACCATCACCTTCGATGCCAGCGTGGACATCGACACCAGTTGATTGATACTCACCACCAGAGTAACCCTGGTTAGCTTCAATGTTTGCGTAGGGACCGGCAATAGCGCCTTGAGCACAGCCGAGGAGGAAACCGGCAGCAATAATAGATTTCATAATTAAAGAGTTACTTTTTCTTAGCAGTTTTTGCGGAGCGTTTGAAGTTGGCAGCCGTGGGTGCTCCTTTAGAACCAGGCTTTCTCATTTTTTCACCACTGCCAGCAGCAATACGTTTGCGCTTAGCGTGGATGTTTGCGTAAAGACCTTTCTTTGCAGGCATGATTAACACTTCCAGCGTCGTAGGGCTAGAGCCTTCCTAGTAGGACGACCCTTTGAATCTTTCATTGGTCCTTTGTTGCCTTTCATACGGGCACAAAAAGAACGTTTACGTGGACCACCTCCGGGCTGTGGAGCCTTTAAGTTTGATCCAGTTTCTCTGTTGTATTTGGCACGTCCCGCAGCAGTGAGACCACCTTTGCGAGACTTATGCTTACCAATTTTTAGACTGACAGACTTACTTTTTTTTGCTGCCATTCTTCGTACCCTTTTTAGGTGGGCGACCAACCTTTGAACCGTAGGTTCCTTTACCTTGTGGCATGATTATGAGAGGGTTGTTACTGACATGTCAGCGGTTTCTTTTTTCTTAGCAGGTGCTTTTTTAGCAGGTGCTTTAGGCTCAGCAGGACGCTGAGCTTCTTCGTAAGGTCGTACAGTCATTACCAAATACCAGGGATAATTTGTCCAGTCAATGCATAAGCGCCCAGAGCAGCCAAGACGCCCAGCATTGCGAGACGACCATTAAGCTTCTCAGCCTTTTCATTGTGAGTTTCAGTTACATCCATAATTGTCATAGGTGGTTCTTTTGCATAGATGTTTGTGCGACCGCCGTCTTCAATAATTGTTGTCATCGGAAGGTCACATCAGATCGTTCAAGCTTCTCCAGAACTTCGTTCCGGTAACCAGGGTCACGGTCATAACGTGGGTCAGCAATGGCTTCAACAACCTGTTGCTGACTACGGAATACATCACCACTATTGTCAGAAGCCTTGCCAGTTAGCATTCGTCCTTCAAAACCATTAGCAGAATCAAATTGAGCTTTCAATCCGTTGACCATCATTTGAATAGCATCAACATTGCCAGTAGCCATGATGTTGTCATAAGCTTCGATCTGTGATTCGGACATGTTTTCACTAGCCCAATCAACGACTTTGCTGTACTCAGCTTCGCCGCCAACAGAATTTTTGATAGCATTAACGTCGCTATCAGATAGCTCTACAGGTTCTGCTGTTTCAGTTTGAGGAGCATTAGCCTGCATCTCCATGTATGCCTGAACAAGGTCTTTGCTACTCATCTCTGAGAACTTCGACATCATTTCTTCAGACAGTTCACCATTCTCTGCGTATTCAGCAGAGGCATCAGTGATCAAGGATTGAGCAGGAGAGACTTCAGGGGCTTCCTCTTCGGAAGGTTCAGCCTCTCCCTGCTCCTCATCGGAACTATCACCAAGTTTCTTTTGCAGTTCAACATAAGCTTTTTCAAGCTCTTCTGCTGACTTATATTTACCAGCCAAGAGTTGCTCTTGCTGTTCTTTAAGCTCCTGACCTACCTGAAGAGAGTCCTGTTCTTCATCAGTAAGTACCTCAGCTTCAGGGGTGGGATCGTAGGAAAGTGTTTCTGCCATTATTCAGTAGGTTGTTCTTCGGGTTGTCCCATCATGGCTTGTTCAACCATTGGTGTTTTTGCAAGTTGACCAGCCTGGTTTACAAGTGATTGACCAATCTGATCCTGTTGTTGCTGTTGCATCTCTTGTGCTATCTGATCTTCAGTCTTAATCAGATTGAGAGCATCAATACCTTGTGCAGCAGCAAGACGCTTGATGACTTCAGAAGGATTGATGTATTGCATCAACGCTTCAGGTCCAAGAGTCTGTGCAATTGTTCCCATAAAGTTTGCAAGGCTTTCTCTGTCTTGACCACGACCAAGTGCATTCACACCAGCAACAATCTGTGGTCGAACAAACTCCTTAGGAATCTTTGGTAGCTGTCCGTTCCTTTGCAGAACCATCATGATCCTGTTTAGGTACGGAACAAGAAACTCAACAGTAAGCAGACTGAAGAGACCACCGAGCTGTTGCTCTAGTTCGAGCTGTGTGAGGCGTACCTCTTCTGCAGTGGTTCGTTCTGACTGACGAATGTTTAGTTGAAGGAAAGCTTCACTGATACGTCGTTCAATAGCTTGTGCCATGTTGGCAGCAGTAGAAAAGTCTGCTGTCTTACCAACCTGCACAACACTGACGTCTTCAGGTCGACCCTGAATGATGGCACCGTTACCAGCTTTAGCCAAAGTAGCTGGCTTGGTAGTGCTAGATGGTGACACCATAAACACAACCTTTGCAGCAGCAGCACTGCCTTCAATGAGTGCCTGGCTAAGAGAGTCAAGTGCACGGAAGTCACCAAGGAATTCCTCAACACGACCCCTGCCATAGTCTTCACCATCAACAGTATTGAAACGAAGCGGAAGCCAAGGGCTTGCATTCTTAGGAGCGGTACTACGGCTACCAGGAATGACCTTGTCAAAGACCTCCTGGTGCCACACCCAGCGGCCATTCTCTAGCTTTACATGGGTATAGACATCGCATTCTTTTTCGTTGCTCTGAGAGGCATCTACAACGCTCTTGTCGTCATAACCAATCTCACCAAGCAACTCCTTGCTGATCATTTCTTTTGTAACGATCTCAAGAACATTGCCATTACCATCACGGTTAATAACAAACCGATTAAGTGGAAAGTTCTTTAGACCATCTTTGCCCATAAAGATAAGGGAGTTACCAGACACAATCAAATGCTTGATTGCCTGGTGTACTACAACGCGGTCATTAGAAGCGGCGATGTAATCCATGATGATTCGCTCAATCTTGCTGAACGAAAGGTCCAGCTCACTGCGAATCTCTGGGGAATCCATCTCACCCAACTTATCGTCACGTACCTGTAGCTTGAAGAAGGAAGTTTGAGGTGGCAACAACGCCAGCATCAACTTCGATGCCAGCGTTACGACAGCTTTGGCTCCCACGGACTGCCAAGGAAGAGGCAGCCGCTTGCGAGAGTTAACTGATGAGGTGTCTTCAGTCAGCAGGTACGGCAACGTCAGCTCAGAGCAATCAACAGCAGTACTCAAAAAAGAGTTGCGGTGTGAAGAGAGCCGGTCGTAGCACATACGTGCATTAGACATTTAGACCTCCTGTATTACCACCAGGGTTAGGGTTATTGATAGGGATTAGTAGTGAGTCAGTGCCACCACGTCGTGCACGTACATCCGCTGATTTCTTACGACCGTACTGGACTTTAGGATCTGTTTTCGTGTCATCAGATTCAAGGTCCTTAGGTGCAGGCAGAGGTCGTGGCGGTGGTGGCGGTGCAGGTGTCGGCGGTGGCGGTGCAGGAGGATCAATCTTTGGAGGTTTTGGTGTGTTAAAGCACATTAGAATTGCATTCGTTGTTTGAACCATTCGACGACATGACGTTGTCCAGCTCTATACATGAGCTGACTTAGGTCATCGCCAGGAGTGGGGTTAACAGGTGGAAAGATTTCTTCAAGTTCTTCATATATCTGCTCTAGGTTTGGTCCGAGGATTGCCTCAAGCGTATTGGGGGAGGTTGACATTAGAGTGCTCAAAGAAGGCAGGCATTCGAGCTGCTTTAGTTTCAGCAAGCTGAGGAGCTTTGCCTTCATACATCAAGCGATCACTGGAATCCAGCCAGAATTTTTTGCTTAGATATTTATCGGAGTGCTCACCCAAAGGCTGCATCACCCAATTGATAGTTGCCTTCCTGAGTTTATCAAGAGAAGGACTGATGTTATACCCCAGCTCAGTATGAACCAGACTATTGGTAGCCA